AAGATGAGATCCAGTTCTTCAAATCAAGACGCGCAGTTAGTTATTACTAAGGAACGATATGGCAATTGAGAAATCACTATACGAATTACCCCAAGGACTTGAGGCTGCAGCTGCCGCCATGGAGCCAATTGAGATCGAGATTGAAGATCCAGAAGCAGTCCGAATCGGTATTGATGGATTAGAGATTGAGCTTACTCCTAAAAAAGAAACAGCCGATGACTTTGACGCCAACCTTGCGGAATACTTAGATGATCGTGAACTTGCTCAAATCTGCGGTGATTTATTAGGCGATGTAGATTCAGACGTTGCCTCCCGTAAAGACTGGATGCAAACCTATACAGACGGCATTGAGTTACTTGGTATGAAACTTGAAGAGCGTTCTGAGCCATGGGAAGGCGCCTGCGGTGTATATCACCCACTCCTTTCCGAAGCCTTAGTCAAGTTCCAAGCTGAAACCGTGATGGAGACATTACCTCCAGCAGGTCCAGTCAAGACAGTCATAGTCGGTAAAGAAACGCCAGAAAAGTTGGCAGCTGCCGACCGTGTTCAAAAAGACATGAACTACCAGATTACAGAAGAAATGCCAGAGTTCCGTCCAGAGCATGAGCGTATGTGCTGGGGACTTGGACTCTCAGGTAACGCTTTTAAGAAAGTCTATTACGATCCATCCCTTGAGCGTCAAGTATCCTTGTTTGTTCCAGCCGAAGACTTAATTGTCCCTTACGGCGCTACTGATCTCCAGTCTGCAGAGCGTGTTACCCACGTTATGCGTAAGACCGAGAATGAGCTGCGCAAACTGCAAGTGGCTGGTTTTTATAGGAATATTGACCTTGGCGATCCAGTCTCTTCGTTTGATGAAGTAGAGAAGAAGATTGCAGAGAAGATGGGCTTCCAAGCCTCATCGGATGACCGCTTTAAGATTCTTGAGATTCAAGTTAACTTAGATATTCCAGGCCACGAAGATAAAGATGAAGACGGTGAGCCTACTGGTATAGCATTGCCGTACATTGTGACCATTGAAAAAGGTACACAGAACGTATTGGCGATCCGTAGAAACTGGAGACCAGAAGATGAGACCAAACAGAAACGCAATCATTTCGTCCATTACGGCTACGTTCCAGGCTTTGGTTTTTACTGCTTTGGCCTTATTCACCTTGTCGGTGCTTTTGCTAAGTCTGGTACTAGTCTTATTCGGCAGCTCGTGGATGCAGGAACCTTATCGAACTTGCCAGGTGGCTTTAAGACCCGTGGCTTGCGAGTCAAAGGTGATGACACTCCTATTTCCCCAGGTGAGTTCCGGGATGTGGACGTACCATCCGGGGTCCTCAAAGACAACATTCTGCCATTACCTTATAAGGAACCCTCACAAGTCCTCTATAGCTTGCTTGGCACAATTGTAGAAGAAGGCCGCCGTTTTGCATCGGCTTCAGATATGAAGATTGCCGACATGTCTGCCAACACACCAGTTGGTACGACATTGGCTATTCTGGAGCGCACACTTAAAGTAATGTCTGCAGTTCAGGCTCGTGTTCACTATTCGCTTAAGCAAGAGTTAAAGTTACTGCGCGACATCATCCGTGATTACACACCAGATGAGTACAGCTACCAGCCCGATGTTGGTACTCGTTTTGCTAAACAATCTGATTATGACAACTGCGATGTAATCCCTGTATCGGATCCAAACGCAGCGACCATGAGCCAGAAAGTGGTTCAGTATCAAGCCGTACTTCAACTTGCTCAGCAGGCGCCCCAGTTATATGACATGGGTCAACTGCACCGCCAGATGCTAGAGGTCTTGGGGATTAAAAACGCTAAGAAGCTGGTTAAGATTGAAGATGACCAGATGCCAGAAGATCCTATTACGGAAAACATGAACATCATGAACATGAAACCCGTTAAGGCGTTTATGTATCAGGATCACCAAGCCCACATTACCGTGCACATGAATGCCATGAAAGATCCAAAAATGGCGGCATTGATTGGCCAAAACCCACAAGCTCAAGCGATTGGCGCAGCAGCTATGGCGCACATTCAACAGCACTTAGCTTTTGAGTACCGCAAGCAAATGGAGCAATTAATGCAAGTACAGCTGCCAAATCCAGAGGACAGCGAAGAGCATATTCCACGCGATCAAGAGGTGCAGCTTTCCATTATGGCAGCTCAGGCTTCCGATGCCCTATTGCAGCGCAACCAAACCGAGATTGCAGCGCAACAAGCACAGCAGGCAGCCCAAGATCCAGTCATTCAAATGCAAGCGCAGGAACTCGAACTCAAAAAGGCCGAGGAACAACGCAAAGCAGCCAAGGATCAGGCAGATGTACAAGAAGCAGCAGCCCGTTTGGAGTTAGAACGGGAACGTATTGCCTCACAGGAACGTATCGCTGGCGCTCAGATTCTGGCAAAAACAGAAAAAGACCAAGCAGATAATGAAATTAAGGCATTACAGGCTTTAAAAAACACTAATCAAACTAAAGAAGGAAGCAGATAGTGGATAAAAAGTTAGAATTTTTACTCTCCGAGTACACAAACCGCATAGAAATGCTCCAAAAAGCTGTTTCTGCCGGTAATTGTGCAAATTACGAAGAGTATAAATACGCATGTGGACAAATTCGAGGTCTTGAATCCGCATGTTTAACCATTACAGACCTCAAACAACGCATGGAGAACTCTAATGAGTGATTTACTAATCGGCTCAAACCCCGATGATGTAACAGCAACAACCGTTCTGCCCCAAACAGCAGAAGAAAAAGCAAAGCAACTACCTGTACCGTCTGGATACCGCATTTTGTGCGTAATTCCAGAGATTGACGAAGCCTATGAGAGCGGTATTCTCAAGGCTGATAAGACAATGCACTTTGAAGAAATGCTTTCAACCGTGTTTTTTGTTGTCAAAATGGGGCCAGATTGCTACAAAGACGAATCCCGTTTCCCAACAGGACCATGGTGCAAAGAAGGTGACTTTATTCTGGCTAGACCAAACTCTGGCACACGATTAAAGATCCACGGACGTGAATTTAGGATCATTAACGATGACTCAGTAGAGGCAGTTGTTGAAGATCCACGTGGCATAACCCGACCCTAAGGAGAAATCATGGCACAACAAGAATACGAAGAATTTAAGTTTCCAGACGAGGCCCCTGAAGTTAAAGCGGAAGAGGCCGATGAGTTTGAGATTGAGATTGAGGACGATACCCCACCAGAGGATCGTAATCGTGCTCCAATGCCCAAAAACATCGTAGATGAGCTAGAGCAGGATGAGCTAGAAGAGTTTACGGGTAAGGCAAAAGAGAAGTTAGTCCAACTCAAAAAGGTCTGGAATGATGAGCGGAGAGCCAAAGACGCTGTAAGTAAAGAAGCGGCTGAAGCAACCCGTATAGCGCAGCAGCTTTTATCTGAAAATCAAAAGTTAAAGTCAAAATTAACGGCTGGCGAGCAAACCTTGCACAATAAGTACAAGGAAAACATTAGTTATGAGCTGGAAAAGGCAAAATTGGAGTACAAAAATGCCTATGATTCTGGAGATTCTGAGCGTTTAGTAGAAGCGCAAGAAAAGTTAACCAGTGTTCAGATGGAAGCAAAGCAGATTGAAAAGTATCAACCTGAATATACAGAAGATACTTTACAAAATTCTGAAATTGATGTACAAATACCACAACAACCTCAACGACTGGAACCAAAAACCCAATCGTGGCTGGACAAAAACAGCTGGTACGGGGTTGACGAAGACATGAGTTTCCTAGCAATGGGAATCCATAGAAGGCTGGAAAGGGAAGGGGTCCCAATAGGCTCAGACCATTATTTCAGCACGATAGACAAAGAAGTCCGTCAGCGATTCCCAGAGAAATTTGGGAATGAAGAGACCAAATACTCTTCAGAAGTAGAAATCAAACCTTCTACTAAAACTAGTAAACCGAGCAATGTAGTTGCTCCAGCGACTAGATCTACATCTCCAAAAAAGGTGCGTCTAACGCCTACGCAAGTACTACTGGCGAAGAAATTTAATCTAACCCCAGAGCAATATGCTCGTGAACTTACAAAATTGGAGTCCCAAAATGGCTGAAAATAGAACACCTCGTGAAGTAGCAACTCGTCAACAAGATGCGCGCCCCCAGCAGTGGAAGCAACCAGATTTGTTGCCAGAACCCGATAAGCAGGCAGGATATTCTTATCGGTGGATCAGAGTAGCCACTTTAGGCAAAGCAGACCCCCGCAATGTCTCAGCAAAACTGAGAGAAGGCTGGGAACCTGTACGTGTAGAGGAACAGCCAAAGTTCCAACTGTTAGTTGATCCTGATAGTCGTTTTAAAGACAACATCGAGATTGGCGGGTTGTTGTTGTGCAAGACACCAGATGAGTTTGTAGAGCAGCGTAATAACCATTACTCCGCTCAAGCAGATGCTCAAATGATGGCTGTAGACAACGCTCTTATGCGTCAAAGTGACCCACGTATGCCTCTCTTTAACGAGGGAAAGTCTACTACGTCCTTTGGCAAAAGTTAATTTTAATTAGGAGATTTAAATGGCTTATCCAACCGTTGACGCTCCCTACGGCTTACAGGCTTTAAACCGCGTAGATGGCTTGCCATATGCTGGCGCAATTCGTCAAGTACCGATTGCTTCCACATATAACACGCCTATTTATGATGGTGATATCGTCCGTTTAGCTGCAGGCG